ATGAAACAAGTATCACCAGACTACATTATCGCATACAACAACGGACTTTGGGATAAAGATACGGAGACACCATGAGAAAATCAAAACAGATGATCATGTACGAAAAGTCCCTATTGAAACAGATGGAGTACTTAATTGACTTCTTTGTTGCATGGGAAAAAGAACAAGAAGCAATTGGTCATGTACGATCTAAGGTAAGCAGCGTGATCAATGGAAGAACTAACATGGCAAATTTATATTACAGTCTTTCTCCTGCTGAGAAAAAGAAAGTAAAGGAGACACCATAATGGTACGCATCGTTGTACTAGAGGATGGATCGTGGGGACCAATGTCCACCGCCCTCATCCACACACTATCGGATAACCAGTTCAGGGCCCTTGCTCTGAATGAGGTTGACATCAAAGACCTAAGGTCAACAGGCTTTAACATTACCTACCGACAAAACGACGAAGGCAACTTCGACCCAAAGGACACAGGATTCGATTGGATTGAAGTATAGGAGATCACATGAAGCTAGTACTAGACATAGAAGCGAACTCCTTAATGGAGCTGACCCTTGACAGCAAGGGCCGGCCAGTCAAGGAGTGCACTCAAATCCACTGCGTTGTTACTAAGGACATCGACAGTGGTGAGGTGCGTGAATGGACAGGAGACTTCAGCGGGATGAGAGAGTACATCAACTCAGCTACCCTGCTGATCGGACACAACATCCTTGGCTTCGACATGCCATGCCTGTTGCGTCTCGCTGGTTGCAAGCCGGCCCTAGCGTACCACGACTCGCTCGTTGTCAGCAAGCTAATGTACCCCGACCTACGGGATCACCCGCTTGGCGGTAACTCACTCGAGTGCTGGGGCAAACACCTCGGTGTACCGAAGGCAGACTATGATGGAGGATGGGAAGTGTTCTCTGATGAGATGCTGAAGTACTGCGTACAGGATGTGCACGTGGCACACGCCATCTACAACAAGCAGATAGCATGGATCAAAGCAAAGCAGTACGAGAAGGTAGTAAGCCTCGAGCATACATCCTCCGTAGTACTCATGGATCAGATCGCCAATGGATTCGGATTCAACCTAGATGCAGCTGAGAAGCTGGCCATCGAGCTGTTGTCTACGAAGGCAGACATCGAAGATCAGATGCACAGTATCTTCCCGCCACTCGTAAGCGAGCGGTGGTCAGAGAAAACAGGTAAGAGACTAAAGGACGATGTCGAGGTATTCAACCCCGGCTCACGTCAACAGATCGCTAAACGGCTATACACCAAGTACGGATGGAAAGCACCGGAGACAGACAAGGGTAACCCAAACGTCGATGCCGAGTGTCTCGAGGGACTAGACTACCCCGAGGCAAAGAAGCTCATCGAGTACTTCGATGTCGTTAAGCTACTGGGACAGGTAGAAGACTGGCGAGTACGAGCCACCCACTCCCGAGACGGCCGCATCCACGGCTCGATCAACGGACAGGGTGCAGCCACCGGACGATGCACACACTCTCAGCCCAACATGGCTCAGGTTGCAAAGGACCACAGGGCACGTGATCTCTGGACAGCATTGGACAACAGTGAGGTAGTTCTTGGCGCTGACCTTAGCGGACTAGAACTGAGAATGCTGGCTCACTACATGAGCAAGTACGACAACGGTGCCTACGGCGAGGTTATCCTCAACGGAGACATCCACACTCACAATCAAATCAAGGCTGGACTACCGACCCGCAACGACGCAAAGACATTCATCTACGGATTCCTATACGGAGCCGGCGACGAGAAGGTTGGAAGCATCGTCAAGGGTTCAGCACGACAGGGTAAAGCACTAAAGGAAACATTCCTCAGGGAGTTGCCCGCACTCAACATGGTTAAGAAAGAGGTTGAGTTCTTCTACTCGAAGGACAAGCACATTGCATTACTAGACGGCCGGCGTGTGCCGATCCGCTCTCAACACGCTGCTCTCAATACCCTACTACAGGGTAGCGGAGCAGTGCTCAGTAAGTACTGGATGATCGTAGCCAACCGGAATCTCCGGAAGCGGTTCGGTTCCAAGGTACGGCAGATGGCCTACGTCCATGACGAACTACAGTTCTCATGTCCCAAGGACATCTCTGATGAAGCAGGAAAGATCATCGTCGCAGCCGCGACAGAAGCAGGAGAACGCCTTGGAGTCAAGATTAGAATCGACGCAGAGTTCAAGATCGGCAGCTCTTGGGGCGACACCCACTGAGTACGAGTGTTGGCTTGGGTTCTACGACCTCGGCCAACAAGGTGGGTGGTGGGCCAAGCTACTAAGTGTATCCCATGTCACCCACGTCGGACCCATCATTGAGGTACCGTCAGTTAACTATGAGCTAACCATCACCATCTCAAACGGTGATGCAACCATAGCTAGCTCCGCTGCACTCGAGAAGATGGGTGCCAAGTTACTACACAAGATACCAATCGGTAAACGAAAGCTGGACCTAGCTCAGGTTGTTAACCACGCCAAGCTATACACAGATACTACCGTATTAGATTGTTTGATGTGGACATTTGTCACCCGGTGGTTTGGATGTACCAGACCACGACAGTGTACCACCTACGTCTGCCACCTCTTTGACCTAGAGGAATGCTGGCACCCACACGACCTACTAGAAAGATACCTATGATCACGATCATCCTCGCAGGACAGGCTCGGGTTGGTAAGACTACAGCGGCTAACGTAATTGCCGATGTTGCCCGAGAGGCTGGCTTAAACCCAGTCATCCTACCGTTCGCTAAAGCAATCAAGGATGCAGCCCTAGCTGCCGGCCTCACCAAGGAAGCCAACCCCACCGAGTACCGTGCCTTCTGTCAGAACGAAGGAGGCGGTCGCCGTGCAGATGAACCAGACTACTGGGTTGATAAGTTCATCGAGGCGTGGCAAGAACTAGAGGCAGCAGAGAAGGCCCTGCTATACAGTGACCGACTATTCTCTGAGACTATTGTCATCGTAGATGATTGTCGATACCTTAATGAACTAGACGCAGCTAAGAAGATCGGCGCTATCACCGTGTTCATTGCCAAGGATAAACGTATCCTTGAGGACAACACCGGCGAATGGCGCAAGCATGAGTCAGAAGATATGGCAAACAAGAAGGAAGCCGGTGACCCAGCGTATACAAAACTAACTGGTTGGATTGTACGTAACGGTGTATCCGAAGCTATCTTCAAGGAGAAGATCAAGTTCCGCTGTAAGACATGGCTCGAGATTGACGCCATGTCATTGTCTGGGTGTGACTGTGCTGCTTGCCTTGGCATTAAGGGAGATGAGTCGGGAAACGATATGACTGATCTATACTTCCTACTACAGGGATTGTTTGAGGATCAGAACGAATTGGATATTGACACAACAACACTACGAGAGTTGTCCGAAGAGGATGACGATGAGGACGAGGAAGAAGAATGAACCAACCAACATTAGCAATCTTAGACGGAGACATCATCGCCTACAAGGCAGCCTTCTGGGCTGAGTCTATGGGGCCAGAGGATCTGGATGCCCGACTACAGCACGATGTCTTAGAGTGGCTCCCTGCGGGGTGCACAGGCTCGGTCATCGCCCTGTCCTGCCGACGTAAGGACAACTTTCGCCGGTACTGGCTGTCAGAATACAAGGCCAATCGAGAGGGAAAGGTAACGCCAACCTACCTAGGTGACGCTGTCCAGTTCCTCCGCGATAACTACCCATGCGTCGAGGCCGATGCCCTAGAGGCAGACGACCTGATGGGTATCAACAAAGCCATGGGAACCCATGTCTGCGTGACCGTGGACAAGGATCTACTAAGCGTTCCGGGCTGGTCATTCAACCCCAACAAGCCCGACGAGGGGCTGATTTATACCCCTGAGCAGACAGCCGACTTTAACTTCTACCGCCAATGGCTCACCGGAGACTCCACAGATGGGGTAGCTGGGTGCTGGAAGGTAGGCCCCAAGAAGGCCGAGGACATCCTGAACTCCGCTACCCCAGTCAACTGGGAGGCTGCCGTACTAGCTACCTACGAACAACGCCCTAACAAGGACGGTGGGCGGTACACTTGGGACGAGGCTAGGGCCATGGGAATCGCCGTCCGCATCCTCCGCAGCATGGCAGACTGGGCGTGGAAACCCTCATTCTAACGCTGTGGCGGGGGGGGTGAGCTACCACAAGGACGTTAGATAGAATACACACATGTATACACCAAATGTAGTATACATTGATATAAACCACTAAGGAGAATACCCCATGTCAGAAGAATCATATATCATTCAATCAAGTACTTTTGATAATCCAACTTCCGCGATTATCAACTCCACTATCTTTTCAGATACTGAGTCTGTCGTTACGGAATCGTATATCTTTACTCCACCACCTAAGGTAAAGATTGTATCTACCACTCACCCCGTCATCTCTCGAGCCACCTCTGGTTCAGCTGGGTATGACGTGCGGGCTATTGGTAATCACTATCTCTATCCCGGTAAGACTACAGTTATCCCAACTGGTGTCCACCTAGACATCCCTGATGGTATGTTTGGGCTATTGGTATCACGGTCTGGACTAGCCGTCAACCACGGTGTCACCCTAGCAAATGGTGTTGGCATCATCGACTCGGACTTCCACGGTGAAGTTCGTGTAGCCATTACCAACTCAGGGTATGACCCGTTCCACATTCAGGATGGAGATCGAATTGCACAGCTATTGTTTATGGCTGTAGCTACACCTGACTTCATCTCTGTATCTAACCTTTCAACATCAACTACCCGAAATCAATCTGGTTTCGGTTCAACCGGAGTAGAGTGACACATGGACAGCTTCAATGAATTCATCGCAGTAAGCCGCTACGCCCGTTGGCGTGAAGACCTAGGCCGACGCGAGTCGTGGCCCGACACGATTGACCGATGGTGGAACTACTTCACCGACAAGGAACCAGCTCTACTTGAGCGCCCCGATATCAAGGAGGCCGTGCTTAACCGTGAGGTCTTCCCGTCTATGCGGGCCCTTATGACAGCTGGTCCTGCCCTCGAGAAGGACAACACCGCGCTATACAACTGCGCCTACATGGAGATGGATTGCATCACGGCATTCGCCGAGCTACAGTACATCCTAATGTGTGGCACAGGCGTAGGCTACAGCGTCGAACGACGATGTGTAGAGAAGCTACCACCCGTACCACAGGAGATCACCCGAAGTGGTGAAACCCTAGTGGTACAGGACAGCCGAGAAGGCTGGTGTGACGCACTCAAGACCCTAATGATCTCCCTGTATAGCGGACACCACCCCACGTGGGATGTCTCGCTAGTACGCCCTGCCGGTGCACGGCTCAAGACCTTCGGTGGTCGAGCCTCTGGACCCGGCCCACTCGAGGCCGTATTCAAGTTCATCGTAGCCTCGTTCAACAAGGCACGTGGCCGTCGTCTAACCTCGCTCGAGGTACACGACATCTGCTGCGTCATCGCCCAGTCAGTCATCGTTGGTGGCGTTCGCCGCTCAGCCATGATCTCACTCAGCGATCTTGATGACCGAGAGATGTCCAACGCCAAGTCAGGCAACTGGTTCGAGAACCACTCGTACCGCTCATTGGCAAACAACTCAGCCGTCTATAACGGACGACCAACCCTAGGCCGCTTCATGGAAGAGTGGACATCGCTCTACAATTCCTACAGTGGCGAGCGTGGTATCCTTAACCGGGATGCACTCAACGCGGTGTGTGACAAAGCAGGGCGCCTCGTTCCCGAGGGCGTCAAGCTAGGTACCAACCCATGCTCGGAGATCATTCTCCGTCCCATGCAGTTCTGTAACCTGTCTACCATCGTGATCAAAGCAGAAGACACACTCAATCAGATCACCGAGAAGATCCACATGGCTACCATCCTTGGTACCGTGCAGTCTAAGATGGCCTACTTCCCATACCTCCGTCAGGAGTGGAAGCAGAACAGCGAGGACGAGCGTCTGCTCGGTGTCTCGATGACCGGCATCTTCGATAACTTATTCATGACCGGTGCAGTATCTCCAACCCAACTGATCAAGTTCCTCCAAGAACTTCGCGATCTCACCGTCACGGTGAACAAGGAGTGGGCAGAGAAGATCGGTATCAATCCATCTACAGCAACTACCTGTGTGAAGCCCGAAGGAACAACCAGCTGTCTAGCTGGCTCCTCGTCAGGACTTCACCCACAACACTCATCGTATTACATTCGCCGAGTACGCATCGACAAGAAGGACCCACTCTATCGAATGATGGAAGATCAGGGGATTCTTGTTGAGGACTGTGTAATGAACCCGGACTCGACCGCCATCTTCTCCTTCCCAATGAAGGCAGCTGATGGTGCGCGTACCGCAGAGACACTAGACGCACAGATCCACCTTGTTCTTTGGCGTATCTATGCCGAGTACTACTGCAACCACAAGCCATCAGTAACCATCTCCTATAAGGACAATGAGTTCATGATCCTTGGTGCTAGTGTGTATGATCAGTTTGATTCCATCAGCGGTGTTTCATTTCTACCCAAGAGCGAACACACCTACGAACAGGCACCATTTGAAGCCATCACATTAGAGCAGTACATTAGCTTTCCACGTACAGTTATTGACTTCAGTCAGCTTCACCTCTACGAGTTTGAAGACACGACCACATCATCACACAACATGGCTTGCACCGCTGGCGGTTGCGAGCTCAAGTAAGGAGAAACAACTATGATTCCAACCAACCTATCATTTAAAGTTGATCGGGGCCTAGCCCTGAACGACGCAGAACAGGGTATCCTCCTCAGCGGTATGCTGCGGGCCCTTGAGGAACTTCAAAAAACAGTCATCCAGCAAGGAAGGACCATCAATGAACTATCCGTATCTCGATCCCGATTGGATACCCCTGCTCAAACAGTGGATTCAACCGAGCCGGTACGACCCAAGTCTAACAAGTGACCAGATTGCCCGCGAGTCAGCCTACTGGGCTGGCAAGATGGACATTATCTCACGACTAGAACAGCGCATCGTAGCGCAGGAAAAGGAAAAGGGCCATGTCAAATGATCCAAACATTGCTAAGCAGCGGCTTGAAGTAGCTGCGCTACGGGCTATGGCTCGACCTGTGTACGAA